GCTCTGCAGAAGCAACAGCATCATCCTGACCACCCAAGATAACACCAAAGTTGGCGTCTTGAGCCAGAGCACCAGAAGTGCCAGCGCCAGTACCCTTAGCAGGTAATGCGTTTGTAACATATACACGGAAGCCGTGCAAGTTGTTCAACACAAGACCGTTTTGCAAGCCAGCACCACCGTAATCGGCGTTCAACATGCGACTGTCTTCGTCTTTGAGCATCTCTACGAACACTGGGTCAACAACCAGCCATCTCCCTCGTGACTCAACGTTAGCTGTGTCCATCTGGCGAGCCATACGTGCAATTACTGTCAAAGGTGAGACAGTTGCAGTTGACAAGGCAGTTGCACCAGGCAAACGTGGGGCCAATGGAATTGAGTCACCAGTTGCGTAGGCTGTTGAAGCTGAGTCAGCAGAACCTAATGAACCAAAGTCAGTAGCGTCCAAGTGATTCACTTTCAAGAATTCACCATCAAGCTGATTGGCTGTTGGGTGCTGTGCATCACCAGAAGTAGATGTAATCAGCGCACCTGCAGAGGTGAAACCAGTCATGTATGACAGTACGTCTGTATCCATTGAGTCAGCCATTTTATAAGCTGCACGATCAGATGCTAAACGAACAAAGTCTACATTGGCGAATTGCTCTTCAATGTCATCCATCTTAAAGGCAAAGTAGTTTGCTTTGTCGATGGTCAATGAAAAGTCAGAATCATCAAGCTTCTCAACAGAGATGTTTGTATGACGTTGCAGAGCGTTGACGGTTACGTCTGGCTCTTTTTGAATGCGAACAGTGTCGCCTTGGTTTGCAATATCACCAAAATATGAGTTGTTGGTAATTGCGTTAGTGACAGCAGAACGCCGTAAAGCAATCTGTGCCTGTTTTGAGTAGATAATCGGAGAGAAGTTTCCGTTAAATCCACCTGATGCGGATGTAATAGCCATAATGGTTTCCTTTCAATGATATGGCGTTGATAGTAACACTATACCCACTTGAAAGAGGCCTTCTGTAGTAGGGTAGTCAGCTTTGCTTTAGAGATGCCTCTCTGTAAGCGCTGGGCCTGTACGTCAGGGTGAGTCTTATATTTGTGGCGATTGTGCTTTTCATAAAGCATACACACACTTTAATATATGTGTATATGCTATAGTTTTATCTATGATAATGTTATTGTCAACTACTTCTTTGACATATCATAAATAAATTTACCAGAGCGCTGAGAATCTAAGATCTCTTCCATGCGCTTCTCGTATTCTTTGATAGACATTTTAGCTACCATAGACTCACTAATATAGTTAGATGAATCGTCTGGGTTAGGTGTAGATACCTTCTTAGCTTTTACAGAAGAAGCAGCATTCTTATCGCTGCTAGACTGCTTCATTGTCTTGATGCCTTTATCTACCTTGTAGAGATCTAATACACGAGCTACTGATTTAGCATCGTCTGTGTTTTCATACAAAGCATCCTGTACCCACTTAGGCTGTTCTTCTGCCCATGTATGGAATGCATCATCTTCGCGGATCTGTGCGAAGTCAGGGTGTATGTTAAGTAGCTCTACCTCTGCCTTTTCTTTCTTAGCTTGAGTACGCATACTTTCTATTTCTTGTAAGCGACTATCTAGATCAGAAGCACGTTCATTAGCCTTCTTATCCGCAATAGCTTCAATGATACCAGCTACGTCAGGGTACTTCTTAGTCCAAGCATCAATCTCTTCTTCTGACTTAGGTAGTACAAGCTCATTCTTAGCAGCTAAGTCTAGTTGACCCTTTAGCTTATCTAACTCCGTTTTATACTCTGCATCTTTTTCTTGCATGTACTTACGAATATCAGAGTATCGCTTTTTAAAGCTCTTCTCTTCTGCACTCAGATCAGCATCATCCTTTGCGGGTGCTTCTGCTTCCTCTGAGGCTTCTTCTTGTTTGGTATCACTTTTTGTCTGTACTTCGGGTTCGACAGACTCTGAGCTACTGGGTTCCTCTTGAGTAGCTTCTTCTGTTGAGGCTTCTTGCTCTTCATCGTCCTGTTTTATGCCAGCATCTTTTAAAAGCTGCGCTAACTCCTGTTCATCTCTCTGTACACGAGACATATTACGCATATGTGATACAGATTCAACTGCAATAGTTTGGGCTTCCGACATTTCTTACTCCTTTATGTTGGGGCCAGCCTAAGCTGGGTAGCCTTATAGTTATTTATTGTCGTTTAGTTATTATTTCTTTTTCTTATCCATTAAGCCGCCTTTTGATAACCCAGATATACCATAAGATTGGTCTAATGCTGCACCGCCTTTTTTCTCTGTAGAAGATAAGCCAGATGTTTTCTCTTTGGCTTTTTTAGTGGCTTTTGCTGCTGCTGCTTTTGCGACTTCTGCACCTGATGGGCCGGGATCTCTGTTACCTGTAGGTTTAGCAGGTTTATGATCAACTAAACTCTTCTTTGCCTTCGTTCCTGTGCCACCTGTACGTCTTGCACCATGAAAGCTATCACTTAATGATGGCCCTTCATAGCTATCATCAATCTGATCTCCTGCCCATGTATCTAAGAAATTAACTACGCCATCATTATTCATGTCATTAAGAATACCGCCGCCGCCTAATACACCGCCGCCGCCAAGAATACCCTGACCCTCATCTTTTCCGCGTCTAGTTACACCATCAAATAGCTTTTGTATCTTAGCTTTTTGTGCATCATCATCTGTTGCTCTGTAGCGTTTTTCTAGCTCTCTAGCTACTGCAAAACCTGTGGCACGTTTACCTATTTGTGCTATAAGTCCTACAGGACCAGCAAAGGTACTAAGACCAGAAAAAGCTTTGTTTATCTTTGGGCTACCTAAATTAGTAGCTAACTTAAAAAGCTCTTCATCTTCGTAATCTTCAAACTGTTTTGCTGCTGTATTAACGTTCTCTAACTCTCGATTGGCTTTATTTTGCTCTTCATTTGCTCTAATGTTAGTGGACTCACCTGTTTCAGGGTTTTGCACAGTTATCTCTGGGGAAGGGTTGTAACTGTCAGATGTAGTATACCCTGCGTCAATCATAGCTTGGGCTGCTGCATCTGGTTTTCCATCAACAAAGCGTAAGGAAAATGCCGCCCCTGTTTTTGGGTCACGGTATTCTCTATACTCGATATTGTCAGCCATAAAGTTTGTTTCAAATATAGAAGAAACGTCAGGTATAGCAGGTGTAGTTACGTCTCCACCCTCATTGTAGCCTTTTAAGTACCCGCCATCCTTCATATTTACCATAGGCTGATCTTCTGCGACTGTCTGTAACTCAGAGATGTCAAACGGGAAGTCTTCATCCTCTGGCTCAACCATCTCCATGCCCTCTGGTGGTATTGGCTCACCACCGATACGACCATTGGCTTCCATCTCAGCAAAGCCTTCTTTGGCTTGTGTACGGAGATCCTCAAAGAATTTAACACCATAGAAGCGTACAACATCAGCAGGTACAACATACTCGCCTTCACTTAGTTGTGCAGGTATATCATCACGTACCTCTTCGGGTAGTGAGCCTGTAGGTACTTCATTACCTGATACAGGATCTACATCTTCTACTGATCCACCAAGCGCAAAGGCCATTTGAGTCTGTTCTTCCATAGCCATTCCACCTTCGTTAAAATTCGCTTTAACACCTGTGACTTTATTCTCAAACTCAAATCTAGGGTCATCAGGAGTTGTCTTTTTTGCCTTTTTAGCAAATACTAATGGGCCTACTTGCATTACTTGCTCAGCAGAAACAACAGGCATACCATCAGCTTTATCATAGAAGTATGAAGCTCTATAAGGATTCATACCTACCTGTACCCACTCAGGATCATCAAACAGATTTTCTACTGTTTTATAAACCTCTTCTGGGTCCATATTCTGCCACTCACCCTGCATTCTAGCAATAGTAGTTTTTGCTGAACCTGTAGCAATCTTTGAAGCTGCTAATGGGTTAGAGGTGAAGCTTACATTATTAAGCACAGCAGACTGTCCATAACCTACGGTTTTACCATCTTTTACAGAGCCATCATGTAAAGATACAACCCAAGTGTCTGAATTATTATAAGCAGGTATATCTAACCTAGAAGAAATAGGTGTACCATCTTTAATACTCTTATTTACTCCTAAAACACCCTTCTTTGTTTTCCTTGGGTCTGTAGCGTGTAAAGACTTTACAACCTCTTCTTTTGTTGGAAACTTTGGCATCTCCGTAATAGGCTTGATAGGTTGCCTCTCATCTGATAGCTTTCTAAACTCTTCTGATGTTATTTTACCCTCACGAAGATTGGTAGCTGCAGCAGCCATTTCATCGTCTGGCGGTATTCTAAACTTATCTTTTGCGTAGTTTTCTACCTTCCAATCAGCTAGGTCTTTTTCGGAAAAACCTAAATCATCTACAGCGTCAGATGTAGCGTCTAAAGTAAGTGGTCTAGGCTTTGAGGGTACTACTGTAAAATCGTCACTACCTACTCTGTCTTTTAATTCAGTATAAACTTGCATTGGCGAAAAAGTTTTATCTCCTGCAGCAATACTATTCTCAGCAGCAACTTTCTGTAACTTTTCAGCAAAACCTTCTCCAAAAGCAGGTTCGTTCATAAGATCAACAGCAGACTGCGTTACTGTTTTATTATCTAATCCTGCAGGGGTATCTGCAATCATGTTTACTTTTGGTATGCCTGTTCCGACCTCACCCTTTAACCTAATATTACCACCCATACTGCCAAGTGCATTAGGATCAACCTCAACACGCTTTACAGTCTCTGCAGCCTTTTTAGCACCAGCCCTTATCGCATTAGCTGCAGCATCACCCAATCCCGGAACAAGCCCTACAAGAGCAGCCCCGCCTAGTGCACCCGCGAGAAAGTAATTAGGATCTTCTTTGTTTAATTCATCATATACTTCTTTAGCTGCCATAGCATCACCAATTACAGGTGTAGCTGATGCAATAAAAGTAGCAGCGTCTCTAAAGGATAAGTCAGTATTGACTTGTGGGGCATCTTCAACAGCTTTAGCAGCCTCTGCTGCCCAGCCTAGTGCCTCATCAGTCTGCTTACTTACTAAATCCATTGACTGTCTCCCTGAGTAGCTTTAATCGTCTTAGCACACTAATTGCACCCTGTGCTCTGTGTACTTCTACAGGTGTATCTGCACTTTCAATGATTCTATGCTGTATAGTGACTAGATCATCAATGTGAGCATAAAACTCTTCGATAGCTTGCTTGTTATTTACAAACTGTTTAAGCGACATTACCAGTAAACCCTTGTTCATCTGGTGTAGGGGCTGTTCCTATACCCATCTGTGAACCACCGCCACCAGACGTATCAGCTACGCCCTGTGGGCCTTGTCCTTGAGGTGGAGCACCCTCTGGTGCTGCAACACCTTCTGGCCCTGCAGGGGGCTGTGCTGGCTGCTGAAAGCCCTTCAAGATCTCAGCTTGAATAGCCGCATCCTGCATGGAGTTAGTAACCTTGTCTGGGTCAAGATCCATAGACTTAGCAATCTCACGAATTATGTAGTCCATCTTAGCAAAAGGTGCCAGTACTGGATTCTGTGCAACCTGTAAGAATTGCATCAAACGCTGTGACCGTACTTCGTTAGCCATCAAGCTTTCTGTACCAGACGCACGTACCTCTAGATCACCCTTTATTGTCTCATCAAAGTCAAACTGCATGTTGAATGCAAAGAATGCCTTACCTAGAGGGCGAATCAAGTAGTCATCCACGTTCTTTACTACAGTACGGATAGAGCCGTTGGCAGCAGACATAAGCATACTAATACCAGAAGCGGTACGACCCACCCCAGAAACGCCTGTTTGACCATGTGCGAAAGATGGAAATCCAGTTGACTCATCTGCTAAAACCCTAGCCTTATCAAATAGTTGCATGTTTTCTTGTGCTACATTAGGAAACTTGGTGCCAAAGATGCTCTGCCCCATTGCACCCCCCTGACGCCTAAACACTTTTCCAGGGTACACAGATAAATCTTGGCCCGGAACCATGTTTGTTTCATCAACTTCAATGATCAAGTTTCCACTCAATGCAGCGTTATCAATAGCCATACGCATAAAGCCATTCATAAGCGTTTGAGTATCATCCATATTCTCTGCAATACCTACACCAAAGAAGCTGTAGGGGTTATGCTCATATGGGGTAGCATAGTAAGGTATACGTGATGGCTTGAACGGGTTTAGTACCATACGCAGTACTTCACCATTACAGATCCATACGTTAGCACTTACTTCATCTAAGTCTTTCATAGAAGTAGGTATCTTAATACCGTGCTCTTCTAAAATAGCAGTGTCTACAAAGCCCCAAAACTCTAACACTTCCCAACGCTCAGACTCAGCATGAACCTGATTGTCTTCCATAGTCATTTCCCAGTGCTTCTGCACATAGTCTGGGCCTTTAGCTACTGCCATATCAATAGCATCATCCATAAAGTATGGGCGTGTCTTGAGCGAGCGTAGCTGTGTACGTGACATCTTGTGACGCTCAATAGTGTACTCAGCATCATCCATAGACGTAGCTTCTGGGTCAGGGTAGAAATTCCACACACTTACGTGGTTGCACTCAGGTACAGTCTTTATAAGAGGATCATACTCACCTTGATCATTCCAGTTAGGGTACTCTTTATCTACAGCAAATGGGCCTTTCATAACACCCATACCAAGTAGAGCCATCTCAAATGCCATAGAGCGTAAATGCAAAGAAGCGCCAGACTCATTTAGCTGGTCATGTATCTTCTTTTCCATTCGTTTAGCTGCAACCATAGCAGGGTGAAATGTAACGGTGGTAGGCGTTGTGCCATCACCTTCGACAACCTTTTCTGATACGGATGCTAACTTGTCGCTGAGTGGCCCTAAACGTTGTTTTAGATCTGCTAACGTCTCTCCGGGTTTTAACTTCTCAGTACCGTCAAGTAAGTAGGGCCGTGAAGGCTTGTCTTGTGTTACACTTTTGAGTGCTTCACCTGCTGCTGCGGCATTAGGGTCAATGTTGATGTGCACTGATTCAGCAACGCCATCTGGTAAAATAGATGGGTCTACTGACATAGGAAACTTATTGTTACCAAACAAAACGTCAACAATCTGCCCATATGCAGCTAAGGTCTTAGTCTTCGTGACTTTAACAAATACACGAGACTTTTCTGTGTCTGTAAACTTTACGTCAGGCCCATACAAACCACGATAGTTGCGGTAAGCACGTAACCATCTATCTTCGTCACTTCTGCGAGCATCTTCTGCCCTGCTAAAACGTTCATCAACAAAGGATACAATACTAGATTTAGCTTCAAAGATGCTATCCTCTGCGTCCTCTGCAGCTACAACTTCATCTGTATCAAAGGTTACTTCGTCAATATCTGCCATGTTTTAGTATCCAAATGTTGTGTCTTGTGCTTGAAAGCCCTGATTTGGTTTGTCAGGCGTGAAATCCCATATACTTCTACTACGGGGTCTTGTCATAACGCCATAGCGTAGGGCATCATATAGGTGGTCTTCTGCTTTAGTGTCTACATCCTCTGGGTTCTTTTTATCTAGAGGAATAATAGGTATTTGGGATAAGGTGTTAATACAGTTACTCATAAAAGCAAGTCTTGGTTTCTCAGTAAACTCATCTACCTGCAGACGCCTATGTATTTCGTTCTTACCAGCTACACGAGATCCTCTAGATCTATCAGAAGGACGCCAACGGCAACCCTTCATGTTCATCTGTTCAGCCAGTGATGGCCCAGTATCACCACGGTTATGCCATAAACTAGAATCCAGAACACCATATCGCATACCACCATCATTAGCTTCCGCTTCCAGTATCATATCAGCTAAATCAGAAGCTGTAACTTTAGAACAATAAAGCTCCCTGTAGACGATAAGCTGTTCGTCGGGAGCGACAGTAAACCATAAAACTCCTGTATAACTACCGTAGCCGTAGTCGCAAGCTCTAAACTTAACCCAGTTGTCTGGGATTTCAAAAGGGTCAATGACATGAATGGATCTATTAAACTCTGGGAAAGCTGCTCCTTCATTGACATCCCAATTACCCTCTAACAGTTGTTTTCTTTGATGCTCTGGTAAAGACAAAAGCATAGCTTCGTAGTCACCAGTATCGGCTAGGTATGGGTTGTCAAACAGACTAGCAGGTATAAACCTACGCTTAAACAGAGGTTGACCCTCTTTGCTGTGACCTTTAGGGAATGTAATAGTATCCCCTGTTTCTATGTTAGTTGCCCAGAAAGGTTTATTAGATGGTGCAGGGTCAATAAACATCTTTTTAACCCAAGAGTGCCCGCTGCCACCTGGGTTTGTAGTAGCACGAATGTACAAGCCTAAGTCTGTACTATGGGCAGACCTCAAGCGACTTCGCATATAATCAAACGCATAAGGGGTAGGCCACTGAGTTAGCTCGTCGAATCCGATCCAGTTAAACGCCTGACCTTGGTAACGAGTAACGTCCATATCTTTATCAAGATACGACATCCAGAGCCTACCGCCTTTCGGAGTAGTCCACTGACTTTTACGCTCAGACCACTTAATGCCCGGAACAGCTTTAGGATAAAGCTCTTGGCTTTTTTGAATAAGCTCACGTAATTCCTCCGTAGTATGTCGTACAAGTAACCCACTAAAGTTTGGATCATTTAAACCATGTAAAGGGTCAGCAAGCATTGCGTAACTCTTACCACCACCTGCTGCACCGCCGTATAGTACCTCACGTTCAGATGCGCTTAGAAAGTCTGTCTGAGGGCCGGGATTAGGCTTGAACACTACGTCCTGTGCCGCCTCAACGTCAAACTCTGCAGGTGCTACTTGTGCAGGTACAGTCTCTTTCGGGGCGATAACTATATTATCACTCTTCTGAGTACGCTCCGATACAGCCTTTTTCGAGCCTCTCGATTTCGGATAACGCCGTTTCGAGCCGCTTGGCAAGGTTCCGTTTAATTGTAGCAGCTTTTTTACGTCTTCGCTCAATATCTATTCTCTGTCTAAGACCTGCATGTGATATGCTACGTCCAGTTTGTTTTGTGAGCCAATTAGCTACATCTCTGTAACTATACTGTTGAAGATGCCGCTTTGCAAGCTCTAAGGCTTCTAACTCAAGCGGTATAGGCTGTAACAAATTTTCATTGTCAGGGTGTATTGAATAACCAAAAGGCGGCTTCTTAGTTAGCTTGGCTATAACGTGCCACTCTCTCTCTTTACCGCGTTTTGGTTTAGGTAGCTCCCAATACTCTAAGTCTCTGCTTATGTGCTTTGGTCTTACTATTCGTTATTACCTTCTTTTGGTGGTAGATAAAAGACGCCACCTGTTGAGGTAACATCAACTTTATCTACTTTACCAAGTCCAGCCCGATCAAGCAAGTCTTTAGCGGCACTCATCTTATCTTTTATCCCAAGCTCTGTAGGGTCAGACAAAGCCTGTACCATAGCCATTGCAGCTTTAGGCGCTGTACGGGCGAAATAAGATCTTGTAGCTTCTCCAATTTCATCTTTAAGTGCCTCCACTATAATGCGAGTCGGTGTGCCGTTACTATAACCTGCCAACTTCTTGGCAAGCACAACATCACCACCAGCATCATCGAAGAGTACTTCTAGAAACTTTTGTTGGTTTTCTGTGAGGTTTCTTGCCATATGAAGTTGTCCTTTATAGATAGGCTTGCCTTATAGTTTTATGAAGTTTTACTACAAAAGCAAGCTTTATTTTTATTTAAGCCTCTGTTAAGACCAGAACCTGTCTGCCTATCTGTATCACCAGATGATACGTGAGTAAAAACTGTAAGGCTAAGAATAACAGGAATGCTGTTTCTTAACCTCACTTATACTCACCGTATACACGGTTGTATATCTCACCACGAGAAATACCTATATCGTGTAGCTCTTTATTAGACATATTCTTTAAAACCCAGTAATCTGCTCTACGCTGCTGGTGATTTTGAATACGTGTCAGTAAATTCTTAAACATTGCACTATCTCCTTATGTTACGTGCGGAGATAGTTATACTTATATGTTAGCGCTATAGTAGATACATAATGTGCATACCCGTTACCCTACAGGCACAAAGGTTTCTGTAACTGTTAATATCGTATCTATATGCCCAGAACCTGTAGGGGTAACTCTTATTTGATCATTAGGTTGTAGTACTAAATCTATCTGATTGAAGCTTATGTAATCACCCCCACCTAAAGATTTAGCACTTAAAAATTTAGAAACATAGTTAGCTGCTGCTACATACCAACCTACTTCTACTGTATTAGTAGAACCACCACCATTAACTACATGAATAAAAGTAATCTCAGCAGTACAGTTTGCAGGACATGTATAGACATTCTCTGTAGTCGTACCTGTATTATGCCCATAAACAGACTTAATACGTGCTGGCTTACCTTGATTCACAAAAGACATTAAGCTTCTTTCTTAGTTTTTGGCTTAATAGCCTTCTTTACTTTGTTAAATACACCTGATGACTCTGCATCCATACAGATCTGAGTAACGTTAGGGTCTTTACTTTGCACGTTACCAAAACGATCCTCACCTGCAGCTTGGTTGCCATTAGCATCCCACACCATGCCATCACCATCAATAGTGTAACCTGCAGCATTAAGCTGCTTCTTATACTTATCGTAGTACTTAGCCATTAAGATTTACCACGCCTAATAGGGTTCTTTGCTGGAACATCAGCACCACATGCTAGACCACCATGCTTAAAACCCTTCTTAGCCATACCACCGTAGGCCATGCCTTTTTTCTTTTTAGCCATACCACCATACATGTAGCCCATCTTAGCTGCTACCTCTGGTGCTTCTTTCTTTAGTGCTGCCATACCAGCATTCATTGGTTTCTT